ACTCTATGCGAAACCATTATTTTACGCATACTTTCGTCAGCAATAAATTGATATTGATTGTGAGCATCGCTTAACTGAACTGTAGTTACAGTTGCAGCAGTATTTACATCGTCATTAAAAGCTAAAATAAATTTACCAGCATTTGAAGTACCAGAGAATTTTTGTGTTATTGCTCTTTCTATATCTCTTTGCTCGTCCTGTGTAGGAGTTCCGTTATTGAAATTTAAAAGAAGGCTCGGGGTCATACCATTCAAAATATTGTTTAAATGATAATTAGAAACCTCCTCCTCGATTTCACAATATTGTAAACAACCTTGCCAATCTGGTGGACTATAAAAGTAAAATCCAGTTTTATAGGGTTTAATATATAATATCTCTTCGCTCTCTTGACTTGTGCCAAATGCTGGTATTGGAGTTGCTGGATTTTGTCTAGTTATCTTTGTCCAATCGTCAGCATAAAAATAAAACTCTACTTCTCCCTCTTCGTTACATTTACCACTACGCAAAGTTTCAATAGGCCAATGGTTACATTCTACTATTCTAGTTCTGTCTAAAGAATAAACGACTTGTATAGCACACTGGCCCATCGCTTTTAAATCATAGCAAAGTCTCTCGGTAGTATCGTTATCAAATAATAACATAGCTTGTGCAAAGTCCTCTGGTTTAATTTGAGCATCACTAGCGTCTAATCCTTGCCCGAATATCATTTGACTAATTCCGTTTATAATAGCATTATTAGTTGGACTTCCATTTATACGGTCTTGAATGTATCCGAAGTAATTATTATCGTCTCCATAAGACACCCATTCTTGGTTTCTAACTTCCGTAATTCTAGGACTCGTATATGTAGCCAAACTAACTACTCCGATACCAGTATTTTTAGGTTTTATTTCTGCTTTTTTTCTCATATTATTGAATTACGATGTAATCGTTATTATTTGTATTCAGAGTAATAAAATTACCATTGTTTATAGAGTAGTTTTCAGCACTCTGGTTGGTCGAAAATAGTTTGTCCTTATATAAGATATCACTTGAAGCATTTAAGACGCTTAATTCAAAGAATCCTCCCTCGTATAAACAAGTCAAATTACAATCTATATAAACCAAATCAAAAACATTTGGATATACGCTAGTAGGTGTAAAAGTAAAGACTGTGTTTTTTTGCTCATCTCTAACTTTTAAAGTTAAACTTTCTCCCTCTATGTAGTTTCTAGGAATAGTTATAAATCTTTGAGAAGCGTTATCTTGGTTTACTACTGTCATAGTTATATAACGTATATTTTTATTTTTTTGCAAATAAAAAAGGAGTGAACTAATCACTCCCTCTTTGTTACCATAGAAACCTATCGATTACGCTTTTCTTATGGTGTTATTTGTGTAGCAGAAGTGTGAGCAGCTACTACTCCACTAGTTACAAAAGGTGCAAGGATTGGCTCTTCGGCTGTAAGCGTCAAAGTCGTCCCATTCATATCGCCTAAATTTGTCCCAGTTGAAACTGAACCATTTATGTTACATCCTCTAGTTAAACCTACTGCAAAATAATTACCATTATTATCTTCTACAAAAGCGTGTGGTCTTTGAGAAATAGCTTTTTGTAATTCTACTTGCGTAGCTACATCAATTTTTGTCAATACCGCAGTAATTGTTTGAGCATAAAAAGTAGTTCCATTTTCGTCACTTGACGTAATAGTTTGCTCTAAATTATTCCCCCCCTTTACTTCGTATTTATACCAGTTTGTACCAGTTCCACTAACCGCAGTTAATGTACCAGCAGTTATAGTTAAAGTTCCTAGTGTACCGTAATCCGCTAGGTATAATGTCTTAATTCCTCCTACTACATCTTTGCAAGGTAGTTTTCTACCCGATGCCATTAAGCAAGTACTCATATTTTTTTTATTTAAAAGTTAATAAATAGCCTCCCCTATTACAGAGAGGCATTTAATTTAATTATGCTATTCCGTAAGTAACTGAATCTGCACCAATACCTACTTGTAGACCTCTTGAGAAACGTGCAATAAACCTAACGTTTTTGCTTCCGTCAATGTCAGCCATATCAATAGTTTTAACGATATTTGCATCGTCAGCCAATCCAAATCCTACGAATAGGTTTGAGATTTGTGCAGCTACCATTGTGTTAGCTGGTAAACCATTTGCAACAAATATAGAAACTCCGTCAAAAGTTAATTCTTGTCCGTTGTACCAAGTTGTACCAGCAGCGTTAACACCAGCGTTTGATGTAGCAGCAACAGAGAAACCTCCTAATGCTCTTACGTATGCTTTAGCTACGTTTTGAGATACATATATTCTTAAGTCTTCTGTACCATATAAAGCAGCAGGAATACCGTCTACAACTCTACCCATTTCTGCGATTACGTTTGCAGAAGTAATTGTCAAAGGAGTAGCGATAACTGTTGCTCCGTCTGTTTTAAGTAATTTACCAAGTCCGTTAGTAGCATTCCAAAGGAAAGTCTCTGTATCAATAGCAATATCTTTTAATACTTTAGCAATAAAGAAGTCAGAGAAAGAAGATGGCATAACATCGAAAGAACTGAATCCCATTGATGCTGCCTCCCAATCTTGCTCGAATGGAGTTTTACATAATTGTAAGTTAACTTGTTTCTCTGCTACTGTTAAAACTTTGTCAGACAAAGTAACAGTTCCAGCATCTGTAAAGTCACAAGTTGCATCTGCTACTAATCCAGAAATAACTGCTTTTTTAACTGTTGATTTGTATTTTACGTTTGGAATAACTGTTACTCCATTGTTTGCGATTGTATTCGCACTTAATACCGCAGCTGCGATATATTTGCCAGCAAATTCGCCAGCGTAGTTTGATGTAATTGTTGGTTGACTAGGCATCTTTTTTTAATTTTTTAAGTTTAATTTTTAAGTTTAATTTTTAATTTGATAATAAAGACATTATTCTCGCTTCTGTTGCAGAGATATTTTGTTTTGTGTTTGCTTTCCCTAAATTTACTTTAGCGTCTGCTGGTTTGTGAACTGTTGCTTTTTTAGATACACTTGAGAGAGTTTCTTTCATCTTTGAATGAGCCATAGCCATTTCGTCTAATTTAGCTTGTAACTCGTCCATTTTAGGTTGTAGTGCTTCCATTACTTTAGTAAGGATTTCCTCTAGTGTAGCTGGTACCGCTTCTAGTTCTACTTCTGTTTCTGGTGCAGCCTCTTCTAATGGTGCTTCCTCTTTAGCTTCCTCTTCTGGGTCTGCTGACATTTCTGTCTCTTCAACTTCTTTAGTTAATAGAGCAAGTTCGCCAATCATTCCAATTTCGTAAACCTCTAAAGTTGTACCGTCAGCTAATAAATAACTCCCAACTTCCAACGGTGTTTTATTATCTCCGTCAATAGCAAAAATAGGCTGGCCTACTTCAAAGCTATCTGCTTCAATAACAGTTCCGTTATCTAGAGTTTGCTGCTCCAACTTCACATTTCTGCGAAGTAACGCATTGATGCGTGATAAAATTTCTGTGTTTTTCATATTTATAATTTATTAATTCTTAACATATAACGAACTGATATTTTTTTTTGCATTTTCGTTATGCTTTTTTGTATATAGTTCCTATTCCTTGTGCTTGTAAACTTCCATCGCAACACTTTCTAGAGTATTTATTATCCGGACATAAACAACCTCTCTTGTCGTTTTTAGGACTTGTCCTACTTGGTGTTTTAAAATCTTTATCTGCCATAGTTTAAAAGTGTATTAATTTCTAATAATTCTAATCCAGCTAGTATTTGCACTTCTGTATCGTCTACTTTTGAAAGTGGAGTCTTTGCTTTGTCTGCAAAATATCCCTCTATACTAAATCCTTTTACCTTGCCAGTTTTAATAAAGTCATTCCAGATAACATCGTTTGCAACTTTAATAGTTCCCATCCAAGTTCCTACTGGTACATTTAATTCATAAAGTTTTGATTTGTCTTTTTCTGTGTCTTCTACTATCCAACTTTCAACCATAGTTAAACCAGTAATAGCCTCCATATGTTCAAAGGTAGCATTTGATTGGTTGCCATTTTGGAAGAACATCTCCATACATCTACGAATAGTATCTTTACTAAAATAAATGTAGTACTCTCCCTCTTTATCGTCGTTTCTGTAAATAGGTTTATCTGGGACTAACATCGCACCCATTATAATTTTTTTCTCTTTGTCTACTTCTGCAAACTTGTATTCTTTTTGCTCTGTTTTTAAAGCAATAAAATCCTCTTCTATTGCTGGACTTTCAACAATCGAAATTGCATCAATACCAGATAACTCCATATCCTCGTCTATAATTAATTCTATTAGTCTCATTTATTTTCTTTTTTTATATAACGTTTATTTATCCTAAAGTTGCATTTTGAACTATCCCTCTGTTTAATGATTGTTGACTAGTTACATCCCCACCTACTACAAATGCTTTTAAAGGTTGGCTTTCTTTATTGCCTATACTTTCTGCTATTTGATTTGCACCGCTTGGCCCTACTATATTAAAACTTGGTGCTGCTGCTGCACCGCCACCGCCACCACTTGATGAACCACCTCCGCCGCCACCACCTGTAATAGATTGAGCTTGACTTATACCAGCTGCTAATATTGATG